TTACCGCCGTTAATGCAGTATTACTAGGATTAAACTTGTAAATTTGTGTAGCACCAGCAGCGAATAAGGTAGACGCACCAGCAAACTTACCTGCAAATGCTACGAGTAAGTTCTGACCTGCATTAGCAGAGTAATCTACAGCTTCACGTAATGGAGCATAGCCATTAGTAACAGGATAACAATTATAGGCATCAGTTACAGCACCAGTAATACTAGGCTGATCTGGCAACCACTCACCAAATATAATCTTTTGCTTTGCCATTACTGTCTAGCCCAATTAGTAGTTTCTGGAGTTACTACAGTCCATTCGTAACCAATAAAGTCACCAATAGCACCCACAGTAGCGTTACCAGTAATAGAAGCAGATTTAACAAATATGCCTGTACCAAGAGCAGTAACTGACGCATTGCCAGTAATACTTGCGTTAGAACCAAAAACAGATATGCCATTAGCTGTAACAGTTGTAACAGAAGTAATCGCTGCTACACCAACTTTTACATCGGTAACAGTAATCGATACCTGACCATTGCCAGTAATGCTTGCAGCACTTGTAAATGTCTGAGTACCTATAGCTGTTACAGTAGCATTTCCTGTAATAGCAGCACTAGGTTCGGTATCCTCGTTCTCGCAATACCCACCAACCCAGTAACCTTTTACTACGTATAGATCAGGAACGCATAGAGCAGTTACAGTCGCATTACCTGTAATAGATGCAGTTCCAAAAGTAAAGTCTACTGCCTTTGCTGTTACTGTAGCCGTACCTGTAATAGATGCGACACCACCAGTATCTTCATTCTCGCAATAGCCAGCATCCCAATAGCCAGACGTAACATACAGTTCAGGAGCAGTTAAATCACCGTCTCCGTAACCGTATGTCCAATAATCGTAATCGACATAATTAGTTGCCATTTACCTCTACCCACGCTTGAGTTGCCTCATCCCATGAGTAAATACCATCTGTAGGCATAGCTACTGGAGGCTGCCATTTGAAATTTAAATCTAATATCCAACTTGGATATGGCTTAGGAGTAATAAACACATTTACATCTGAACGATAGGAGTAACCAATGCCAGCAATATTTGATGAAGAATATTCAATCCAGTTTTCATCAGACCAGTCATCATCTCCAATAGAAATATTTTCAACAATATTTGTTTCTGGATTAACGTAAGCAAATGTTTTCATGCTGCGTACCTCACAATAACAACGCCGTTATAACCTGTTCCCGCTGGAGTTGCAGGGTCAACAAATCCAGCACCACCGCCGCCTGAACCATAGGACGTTGCAGAAGTCGCTTGGGTAATAGGAGAACCGCTACTAGCAGCACCACCATTACCCGCGCCAGTTCCCCCCGTACCGCCAACGCCTGAACCATTGTTAGCCGCGCCACCGCCACCAGAAGCAACGCGAGTCATTCCGCTTAATGATGTGAAGTTACCAGACGTCAAATTACTATCAATGCTTGTTAACAAATAACCTTGACCACCAGAACCGCCTTGTGCTCCAGACGGTGCAGTTTGACCTACCGCAGTAGCACCACCGCCGCCACCACCAGCAAATGAATTAACGCCGTTACCACCAGCATTCGTGTTTGAACCAGAAGCTGTACCGCCATTCGCGTTATTACCGCCGCCGCCGCCAGAACCGCCATTTTTGCCAGCAGTAGAAGAATTACCGCCACCGCCGCCGCCTAATGAGGAAACTGTTGATGAATTAAATGTGCTAGTTCCACCTGTTGAACTACTTGCTGTCGCGCCAGCACCAATAACAACTGCATAAGTTCCACCAGCAGCCGTGTATGTTGTCCAAATATCTAGTTCGCCAGCACCACCGCCACCCGCAGCATTTTCACCTCCGGAGCCACCACCACCAATAGAAGTAATAGCAATATCACCACCAGCACCACTAACTACAAAATTACCATTGCTAGTAAAAATGTGATATTTGTACGCGCCAACAGTTTTAATTTCATTACCGCCAGTTGCTGATATTGGAGCAATTCCAGACATTGCTTGCATCAATTTAGTAAAAGCAAACATCCTGACTCCTTATGGTGTATAACCTGCTGCTACAGAGCCGTACCAGTTAGTACCGTCAGCCACAAAAGTCAAAATATCCATCTTGCCAGCAGTTGCAGTAATAGTAGGAGCACCAGCAGTACCCCACTTTACACTTGTAAACGTAGCAGTACCGTTACCAGTCGATGCAGCTTGCTTTAATAGCAGAATAAATGACTTACCAGCAGTCGCAGTAGGCATTGTGAACGTACAAGCCGTAGAAGCTGTAAGAGTAGCTGTCTGAACTGTTCCGTTAGTCAATGACAATGTATTTGTGCTAGTAACTGTACCAATAGAAACTACGCCTTCGGTATAGTTATTAACTGTCGGATTAGTTAACGTAGAACTAGTAGCTGTAAGAGCACTAATAGATGCACTTGTAGCAGTTAAAACAGGAATAGACGCAGATGTAGCAGTCAGAACACCAATAGACGCACTAGTTAGCGTAAGTATTGAAGCACTACTAGTAGACTGCAATTTGTCTGTGTTTAGGTTCGTAAAGTTAGCATCAACCTCAGCATAACTAAGAGCAGAACCTTTGCCAGTTCTCGTAACAATAGTAGACATAATTTACCCCTTACGCCAAAGTTACGGTTAGATTCGTTGCAGTTACTTTAAATATATCACCAGTAGATATAGTCTTACTTGTATCCAATGGAGTGTGATAAAGCAGATTACCCGCTGTTACCGCATCACGAATACCTACATGAGTAATAGTTCCCCATGTACTTGTGCATTGTGGATACTCGATTGCAGAGCTATTAGACGTAGCACCGTTAGACGGAGCACTAAACGTAATAGCCTGACGAACATACGAGCCACCTGTGACCTCAGTACCAGTATCGGCATCTGTAGGATCGTTAGTGTATAAAGCTAAATAAGTAGTTGTCGGTGCAGTGTAACTCGTAGCACGTAACGTACCGTTAATTAGCGCGTTTTCTAGGTAGTTGCTTATTTCTGCCATGATTTACCTCACAGACATTGACATTGGTTGACCACCGTATTCACCATTTTGGTCGGCAGTAGAAATTGCTGTAATGCTACGATCATATAAAGCCGCCCAAGTCTGAAGTCGTGCATCATTCATCAAATATGGTTCAGCCTCTCCCAATGCCGCATACAGCAAAGCATCAGGATAATTACTTAGGAATACGTTAACAATATTGGTATCAGATAGATACTGTGGTTTCCCATAATATAACATTTGTATACTGTAAACGCTATCTGGAATAGGAGCGAATTGAATCTGCGAAGCCAGAATAGTGTAGTTTACCGGAGCACCAGCATCAGTCGTTCTAGCCTTAGCAAAGAATGTATTAGGAGACATATACGTAACTGACGTTACTGGATTAGTACGTAGATGTACATCACGCATCTCTAGGAAGTCCGTAGGCAAGCCAACAGTCTCAGTACCACTTGTAGTATTAGCGCGAGCCACAACAAGCATCTGACGCGTTCTAAGGTCTCTACGGAGCCGTTCCTCAGCCAATTGGATAAAGTCCGGTATCTGTGAAGTCAGATCACTACGACCTAAATAATTTGCTATCGCAGTTTTTAACGAACTGTAATCCGTCATAACTATTTCCCTGAGTTGTGTCTCTCCACAGCACCATCTTCTACATCATCCCATCGGTATTCATACGTTCCAATGTGACCAATATGCATAGACAGACTGTGATCTACATACGTCTGGAATCCACTATCTAAAGCCTTGACGCAGAAATGTACATCTTCGCCAATAATGCCCTTAGAACCCCAGCCTACGTCATACCACGGCTTTTTAGTAGCCTCAAATACATCTTTGTGAATCATTACTACACCACCACCTACAGCCGTACAAGCCTCAATACCTTCTTTGCCTTTAGAATCTATTTTATGCCAAGCATGACTAATAATGTTGCCATTTTCGTCTTTATCTAGCTGTAGATTCAATGCTGTCGGTAATGTAGGTTTGCGACGAGTTACTGCATTAACTCCGACAATCGGTACATTACGGCTTAACAATATCTCTATCGTATCGCTAGGGAACCGCATATCTGAATCAATGAACAGAATGTAGTCACAGCCCTCTTTTAATGCTTCTTGCACCAGCTTTTCACGCTGATCGAATATCAACGTACCAGCCATTGTGTATAACTTTAAGCTGTTCTCTCCAGTACCACACCGAAACTTAGAGTCTCTACCGACCATCTTTGCAAGATCAAACGCAAAGCCAGTATGAACCTCATCCCTTGCTGGAACGCATACACCTACTGTTATACCCATTAGATATTACCCCTATAGACTTTCCATTGTGCATTATCGGAATCATTGAGCCATTGAGCAAAACCAGCATCATCAACGATAACAAAACCCTTCATAATTCCCTTCTTATTCAAGTCATCAATGACCGTAAAAGGTATTCGAGCTATGTGGTGTAAATCGTTTAGATTTCCTGTTCTTGCCTTGTCTATCTCTCTGATATGGTTGTTACTATCAAGTATCTCAGTAACATCCTGTTTAGTTTCGATGATAATGCCGCCATCACCGTCCGCATGAACAACCTGTTGTCTATAGTCCATAAGTCCTCGTAAATGCCCCCAGAGACGAATCCCTGAGGGCTATTCAATTACAGAGCCATGTTCAAGTCAGCAACGATGCCATGAGCAGCTTCGTTTTTAACTTCCAATGTGCACTCAACCAGAATCTGAGTCTTGTCAGAGTCACCAGCTTTTGCAAGCTCGTTAGTCATAAATGGACGCAGATAAGCGATTGCAGCGTACTCAGGATCAAGTACCAGAGCATCGCGTGTACGCATGAAACGATTAGGAACAACGCTCATTGAACCAAAGTCCGACAAGTAAACGTCAGCAGCACCAACGATAGTAGCTTGCGAACCACCGTTACCACCATTGACGTTATAACGATAAGCTGACAGACCTGTGAAAGTCGAAACCTTCTGCTTCCCCAATGCACCAACCATCAGAATCTTAGGTACGCCACCAGATACAAATACCTCTGAAACCAATGATTTCAGCAGAGTCTCAGTAAATGTACGTGTATTGCCGTCTGTACGAGTCGATACACCGATAGTTGTAGGATCAGCACCGTTAGTCTGAGCGTCAGAGTTAGTCTTGATCCACGACAGCAACGAACCCATCTT